TGCAGCACATGCTTCTAAAGACAGTGGCTTCTTCTGTCCACGTAACATAACATACTCAACAAGCATAGTGTCAAAGACATTACCATTATACTTAAATCCACATTCCCAAAGCCACATGAGATCATAAGATATGTTGTGACCAACTAGGATAGTAGTGCTGTCTAGTAACTCTTGCAAACCATCAAAGCCTGTCTCGTGATGAAACAAATGCTCCTTACCATCTTCTGTAATACAACCAACCATAATTAATTGA